GGATCGCTGCTCGTCGAGTGGGGAATTGACGAAACTGAGATTGAGGACCCGACGAGAGATTATCATTGTGAGGTCTGGCTCATCGGGTCGACTGTCATTAAGGCGACGCTCAACTACCACCCGCTGGGGGAAAAGCCGTATTACAAGACGTCGTACGAGGAGATCCCTGGGTCTTTTTGGGGCAATAGCCCTTGCGATCTTATTCGTGACGCACAAACTGTCGTCAACGCAGCGACACGATCCCTTGTCAACAACATGGGGCTGGCCTCGGGACCCCAGGTGGTTGTCAACGTCGACCGACTCGCAGCGGGAGAAGACGTCACACAGCTGAGACCGTGGCGTATCTGGCAGGTGACCAGCGATCCGATGGGTAACGGGTCCTACCAGCAGCAGCCGATTACGTTCTCGCAGCCGGACTCGCGCGTTGCCGAGCTGGCGCAGATCATCAAGACATTCATGGACCTCGCCGACGAGTGGTCGGGCATCCCGAAATATCTGACGGGCGACGCGCCCGGCGGCGCCGGTCGTACGGCCTCGGGTCTCTCCATGCTGATGTCCAACGCAGGCAAATCTCTGAAGCAGGTCGTGGCCAACGTGGATAACTACGTGATGCGCCCGATGCTGCAGCGTCTGCACTACTGGAATATGAAGTACGCGGACGATCCCGATCTCAAGGGCGACATCAACATCGTGGTCCGCGGTGCAAACGCACTGGTTGCCAAGGAAGCCGCGCAGGTGCGCCGCAACGAGTTCCTGGCTGCCACAGCCAACCCGTTCGATATGCAAATCCTGGGCGTGGAGGGAAGAGCGCAAGTACTGCGTGAGGTTGTCAAAACACTTGACATGGATACCGATAAGGTTATTAGTACTCCTGAGCAGATGAAAGTAAAGCAGGCGCTCGCGCAGGCACAAGCGATTGCGATGCAGGCGGCACAGGCACAGCAGGCGCTCAGCAGCCCGACACCGGCGGCGCCGGGCGGGCCCTCGCCTTCTGGTCAGTCGTTAATGAATGAGGCGCCAGTCGTAGATAATTTCAGTCCGCCACAGGGATGATATGCCTCGACTTAGAGATTTAACTGGTCAGTGCTTTGGGCAGCTGACGGCGATCCGGCGTGAGGGTACGCACCCAGCTACACGTAAACCGATGTGGCGTTGTCGCTGTTCGTGTGGGGCAGAAACGCTGGTCGTGGCTACGGCGCTATCGTCTGGTCATACGTCATCTTGCGGATGTTCGCGCACTCGTCCACGGACACATGGCAAGACACGCACACGGGTGTGGCGTGCGTGGGTCAACATGCGCGCTCGGTGTCAACGACAGAGCCACCCTCGGTACGGTGATTGGGGAGGGCGTGGCATCTGCGTTCACCCAAGGTGGGAATCGTTCGAAAACTTTTATATGGACATGGGCGACCCGCCGGACGGGCATACGCTTGATCGGATCAATAACGACGGGAACTACGAGCCCGGCAACTGCCGATGGACAACGCCCGCTGAGCAGAATAGAAACAAGCGCCGCTTGACAGCGGCTTAACATACTGAGTATTGGTGATGCTGACAAAACCAACCCGCCAGTTTGCGCAGGCGCTTCATACCGTAGTGCACTCGCCGCAGTGGGCGGACATTGGCAGGCATTTAGAGATTGAGTTACGCGAAACTCTAAAGCATCTTGTGGGCTGCTCCGATCCAGTGCAGGTCCATTATTTGCGAGGCAGAGCCGCGTTTCTCGCTGAGCTACTGGAGGTCGCTTCGACCACCAGAGACTTACTTGACAAGCTCAAGTAGGGAAACCCCGCAAACCGGTAATCCGGCGCAGGAGACACGATGCCACCCTTAAAAGCAGACCTACCTCGTCAGCTACAGCGACAGCAGGAAGAGATCGAAAGGATGGATCGGGAGATGGAAGAGGCCAGCAAGGCCGCCACCCCGCCACCTGAGACTCCCCCGGTTGAGACGCCCAAGGCTACCGACGGTCAGGACACACCGGCACCAGCACCGGCCCCCGCTACTCAACAGCCTCAAGGCGACGATGTATGGCGGCAGCGCTATCTGACACTCGAAGGCAAATACAAGGCCGAAGTGCCTCGCTTGCATTCGCAGTTGAAGGAGATGCAGACCAAGCTCGAAGAGCTGGCTGCGCGCACCACCCGCACCGAGACGCCCCAGCCTGAGAAGCCGAAGGCCAAGCGCGTGACGGAAAAAGACCAAGAAACTTTCGGTGCCGATCTTCTCGATGTGATTAAGCGACAGGCAGAAGAAATCGCAGCTGATGCCTTAGCTGATCTGCAGGCGAAAGTCGGCAAGCTCGAATCGGAAAACGAGCAGCTGAAAGCGCAGGTCACTGGTGTTTCGCAGACGCAGAGCCTGACGGCTCAAGAAGTCTACTTCGGCAAGCTCGCAGCCACCGTGCCGGATTGGGAGGCGATCAACGTCTCTCCTGGATTTCTTGATTGGTTGGGTGAAGTTGACGAACTCAGCGGTGAGACGAGACAGGCTTATTTGGACCGTGCGTTCAACAGCCTCAACGTCGCTCAGACCGCCAAGCTCTTCAACGCGTACAAGAAGACACTGGCCCCCGCGCCCACTCCGCCGCCCGCTCCGAAGGCAACCGAGGTTCAGCGTCAAGTTGCTCCCGGCAAGTCGAAGACACCGCCAGGGCCCCAAGCGTCCGACGCCTCGTCGAAGATTTGGTCCGCCAATGAGATCGACAAGTTCTACGGCGAAGTTCGTTCGGGATACTACCGGAACAATCCGCAAGAAATGCTGCGCATCGAAGCTGAAATCGACGCTGCTGTGGCATCTGGTAGGGTGAAAGCCTGACAAACCAGAGACTGCCGTAGCGTCCAAACCAACAGGAAAGGACTACTGCTATGGCAGTCTCAGTAACCGGCGATTTTAACACGTCGCCCGCCTATACCGGCTACTTCATTCCGACCATCTGGTCGGGCAAGCTGAACGTCAAGTTCTACGCCACCACGGTTTTTGGTGAAATCGCCAACACTTCGTATGAAGGCGACATCAAGAACATGGGCGACAAGGTCATCATCAACAACATCCCGTCGATCACCATCAAGACGTACGTTGTTGGCCAGTCCCTCGCTTATGAAGTGCCCGCCCCGTCGAAGGTGGAGCTCATCATCGACAAGGCCAAGTACTTCGGCGTGAACGTCTCTGACGTTCTCGAATACCAGTCGCAGCCCAAGCTGATGGACATGTTCACGTCCGACGCAGCGAAGCAGATGGCTATCGAAATCGACCGTGACGTTCTTCTCGGCACGTTCGACCAGTGCGCCGCTGCCAACAAGGGTGCAACGGCTGGCGTCATCTCGGGCGCCTACAACCTCGGCACCGACGTGGCTCCGCTTGTTCTGACCTCGTCGAACGTTCTGCAGGTCTTCACCGCGCTTGCCTCGGTGCTTGACGAGCAGAACGTGCCTGACACCGACCGCTGGCTGGTTATCACGCCTTACGTGCGTAACCTGCTGATGTCCTCGAATCTCGCTCAGGCTTACATCACGGGCGACTCGCAGAGCATCCTCCGCAACGGCCGGATCGGTCAGATCGACCGCTTCACGCTGTACGTCAGCAACCTGCTGCCGTCCGCTGAAGCTGGCGAAGACTTCGACACCACGGCTCTCGACAACACCGACAAGCGTACGGCGATCATGGCTGGCCACAAGACGGCCATCACCTTCGCCTCGCAGATCGCGAAGGTCGAGTCGCTCCAGAACCCGAACGACTTCGGTACGCTGGTTCGTGGCTTGAATGTCTACGGCTACAAGGTTATCAAGCCGGAAGCCCTCGCCCTGGCGCTCTACGCCACCGACGGCACCGTGACGACCTAATAGGAGCGTCACAATAGAGACCTAAAGAGAGGGCTGCATCGAAAGGTGTGGCCCTCTTCTTCTAGGAGTAGTGTATGAAACGGCGCAAGTGTCTGCACGGCCACCGCGAAAAGGGAGCATCGCCTACCTACATTTCATGGCGCAAAATGACCGTTCGCTGCCAGCGTGACCCAGCCTACGCCCACGTAAAGGTTTGCAAGCGATGGTCCAAGTTTAAGAACTTCCTTGCCGACATGGGTGAACGACCACCAAACACCACGCTCGACCGCATCGATAACGAAAAGGGCTACAACAAGAAGAACTGCCGGTGGGCCTGTCCCATCACCCAAGCGAACAACCGCCGGAACACAGTTGTAGTTGATGGCTTTACGTTAAGAGAATGGTCGGATAAGACTGGTCTGACCTATGGTGCCCTGAAATCCCGGTACTACCGTACCGGCTCAATCGAGATAGAGACATGCCCTCAAGTTCCGGTAAAGGCGAAACCTTCATCAAGCGCTACCTTCCCGAGATCGCAGCAAAGCACGTCCTCGACGTCGGCTGCGGCAAAGGCAACCTCGTCAAACGCTACCGCACGCCAGGGCAGCACTGGACGGGGATCGAAGTCTTCAAGCCCTACATCGAGAAATACAACCTCAGGAAAAAGTACGAGACGGTCATCTGTGCGGACGCAAGGGAATACGACTACGGGGTCGACACGTTCGACCTCGCGTTCGCAGGCGACGTCCTCGAACACATGTCATACGAAGAAGCGCAAAGCCTCATGAAGCGCCTGCAGGCGGCGGCCCCGTGGGTCATCATCTCGATCCCGCTGGGCTACTATCCGCAGGGGACAGTCAACGGGAATATGTACGAGCGCCACATCACAAACTTTTGGGATAACGACAAGGTCCGCGCTATGTTTGGGGACTTCGACTACTACGCGATAACGATGCCGGTCGGCACGTACATCTACCGGAGGAAGCCATGAGGATCGTCACTTGCCTGATGACCTGCGATCGCCCCAACCTCACGGACCGTACCGTTCAGTCGATGATCGAACCCGGTGAACTCTATATGGGGCACTCGATCTTGGTGCATGGGGATGATGCGTCGAGTGAGTTCCAGAACCATGCTATTGTTCAAGACGCGGGGTTTACGACGATCGTGCAGACAAAGCAGCGCGTTGGTGCGTTCGGGCTCCGCAAGCGGTTAATCGAGACGGCGGTAGAACTGTATAACCCGACACACATTCTGGTGTGGGAGAATGACTGGCAGTGCGTCCGGCCGATCCCGTGGCGCACGATGCAGAAGGCGCTGGACGAAGATACGTGGCAGTTCCGCTTGTACGGAAAGCACAAGCAAGAGGACAAGACACGCCCCGCAGGACCTCTGCACGCAGGTAAGGGAAAGAAAGACCCCGGCTGGGAGCGGTTCGTCGCAAACGGTGTGGTCTGCGAACGTGGCGATATTCATTGGGCGACACCGCCTACGCTGTGCCGGGTCGAGGAGCTGATGTATATTCTGAAGGATGCAACGTCCGATAAAGACATGTGGCGCAAGAGCGGTGATCTGTCGACGCTGACCGCCCGCGTGGTGGACAATGTCGTGTGGCACGTAGGGTTCGATCAGACGCCAGGGTTCATCAAATGAAAGTAGTTCTCGCGCTGCAGTCGTGTGGCAGGTTGGACCTGACCACTCAGACCCTCAACACGTTCGTGCGCCATAACCCCTTTGTCCCTGATTGGGTAACAATGATCCATGCCGAGGACGGCCGCGTGGATAAGCGCAACGAACGCCTAGCCACCTCCCACGGTTTTGCGTGTGTCTCAAAAGATCGTCGACTGGGTAACACTCAGTGTCGGAAGCACCTGATCCGACAGGCCGCCGATCTGCGTGCGACGCACATCATTCTTCTGGAGAACGATTGGGAGACTATCCGGCCGTGGCCGTGGGAACTCATCAAGTGGATGACCGAGCAGCCCGACATCTACCACCTGAGGTTTTGGCATGAGTGGAAAATTCCCCGCAAGTATAATGCGTGGGTGGAGGCGGGGCGGCAAGGATACGTCAGCCGTCACCGTGGAAGGGATAATGCTAACCCTGACTGGAAACTGTTCACAGGGGCACCGGAGGCAATCGAGATTGGTGACATTCATTGGTCAGCCCCGCCTGCGGTCACTCGTATCGACGAAGCCGTGTGGCTGCATAAAGGTGTTCGCGCTGAAAGCGGCTCTATCCAGCGCTCCGGTGAAATCCAGCACAAGGTGGCGCGGGTTATGGAGAACGTGATCTGGCACATTGGTGAGGCGCGTCGTACCCCGGAGTTCAAACGATGACATACATGACGCTGGTCTACCCCTACTACAATAACCCCGGCATGCTGAAGCAACACTACGATCTGTGGTCGGGCTTTTCGACCGACACGAAGACGATGTTCGACGTCGTCATTGTGGACGACGGTTCGCGCGTCGCCCCGGCGGTCAACGTCCCTAGACCCGAGGGACTTCCGCATCTGCAGCTGTATCGCATCATCGAGGACAAGGACTGGAACTGGTGCGGAGCCCGCAACCTTGGAGCCAAGGAAGCGCCGGGCCAGTGGTTGTTTCTGACGGACATGGACCACATGGTTCCTGAGGACACGATCCGCGCCATGTATAAGACGCTCAAGCCTAACCGTGCGTACCGCCCGTTCCGGCTGACGTACCCAGGCCCTGAAGTCATGCTGGACAAGCATGGCCATCCGAAGCGCCACCCGAACACTTGGGTGATGGAGAAAGAGATGTACTGGAAAATCGGCGGGTATGATGAGTTTTACTCGGGACAGTACGGGTTTGATGGGGTGTTCCATTCGCGCGTGGAGGCGCACGCGCAGGTCGTCGAGCATCCCGCGTATATCATCCGCGTCCCGCGCGAGGTCGTGCCAGATGCTTCGACCGACAATAAAGCCCGCAAGGCTGCGCGGCCTGAGGGCTTTCATAAGATGATGCGCGCCAAGAAGGACGCTTCACCGTCCAAGGGCAAGATACTTACGTTTCAGTTCACCTGGGAGCGCCAGATATGAGCCTCGTTGTAGTCTGTTGGAAGTGGATCGGTTGGCGGGGCGAGATGTATAAAGCCCACCACGTCAACGTGCTGAAGCGCATGGTCGAGAAGAACCTCAAAATCCCGCACCGCTTCGTGTGCGTGACGGACGACCCGACGGGCGTCGAGGCGGAGACGATCCGCATCTGGAATGATCCAGAGGTCATGGTGCAGGGGAAGCGCCCGAACTGCTACCGCCGCCTGAAGGTGTTCTCGGCCGAAGCGAAGAAAATCTTCAACGCCGATCGCCTCCTGTCGATCGACCTGGATTGCGTGATCTTTGATGACATCACACCCCTGGTAACCGACGACGACTTCAAGATCATGCAGGGCAAGGCGTCCCCGCTCAACGGGTCGATGTTTCTGCACACGCTGGGCACCCGGCATGATGTGTGGGCGAGCTTTGGCTGCAACGCGCAGGACCTCGTTCGCCGGGCCGAGATGGCTACCAAGGTGCGGATGTACGGCAGCGATCAGGCGTGGATGAGCTACAAGATGCCGAAGTCGCCGGTCTGGACGGCGCGGGACGGTGCGTACCACTTCACGCTGCTGAAAGGCGACATTCCCGAGGATGCCCGGATATGCTTCTTCGCCGGTAGCCACAAACCCTGGCACCCCTACGTCGCTGAGAAGGCTCCACGGGCCTACGATACGTATGCCCAATACAGCCAGGAAGTGTACGGCGTTAAGTAGGGAACACTGGTAAACCCTCACCCCATAGGATATTACAGGGCATCAACCGTGGATGGTGCCCATGCCTTTGACCGCCGACGACGTAATCACGCGGGTGCGTGAGCTTCTGATCGATAACGG